ATCAGCACCCGTCCACCCAATTTCTTTTGCATAAGCAATCCATTCAGAACGAATAGGGCGATCAGCCCTTGTATGTATATCTGGCTTCTGGCCTCTGGCTTCTGGCTTCTGCCCCGTGACATCGACTGGACATTTGCGTGACATCGCCGTGACATCGCCGTGACGCTTACGCATCTGCCTACTGGCGTCTGACTTGCGACCTTGCTCATCCTTGACCATTCGGCGTGAAATGATGGTCTCTTTATCGAAAGAGAACACCCCGGAGGAGTGCAGTTCGTCCATCAAGGCCATCGTGCGTTCCGTGGTTAGGCCAACAATTCTTGCCAGTTGTTCGGCTCGTGCTGGCTTGCCGCCGATCAATAGGTGGCCGTGAATTTCAGACTTTGCCATAAGCGAAATCATATCAATCCAAAGCCCCCTAGCCTCCACCGAACAAGACCGAACGGCCTCATCAGAAAGCCAATCCGATGCGTAGAATTTAATCCACGGCAACTTCATTTCTTTTTAGACTTTCTTTGCCTTGGCTTCTGCCAAACCTCAAAGTTCGTATCGCAATCAATAGATAGAAACATTAACTTTTGATAAAGCAAACCACCCCAAGCCCAATTAAATGTTGTATGGCTTACTATATTACCAAAGTGATAAAAGAACAATGAAAGGAACTTCATTTCTTCTTGGCCTCTAGGTCTCGCTTCTGATACTTCTTTGCTCGTTCCAATAGCTCTTTAGTGATACGATGGGAATAATCTAGGTGATTCACGATGTCTTTATAGTTTTCTCGCTTTGCGTGATCGAAGTCCTTGAACAATTCCTTCAACCTTTTGCTTACAACCCGGTGGAACTCATCCACCAACAATAGACGCTTAACGCTCATTTATTTTTTTTAATCCTTTCAATTAAGTCTTTTACCAAATCCAGCAATATCTCGCACACAAACAAAGCCGTGAGAAATGCGGCGAATAAGCCAATGCCCATAATGAACGCCGCCCACAAACTCTTGGCGATGTATAAAAGGAAAGTTACCATTTGGGTGCTTTAGGCCACGATGCCCACATCCGAACATTCGATTCAGCTTCGTCCCAGCTTTTAGAAACAAACTGACCGCAGACGAAGCGACCACCAAGCACCTCACCATCAATATCCATAAGAACTCTTTCATTTTCTTTTGGCAACTCCTTTGTATTTTTCCAAACCAGCATTGACCATTTGGTTATAGGGACATCAATTTCAATAGCGGACATTTTGGAGCCTCCTTATCGCTAGGACTACATCATTAAGAACATCCTTAATTACTTGATCTTCGGTTGAATCGGCAATCTGTTGAACCAGTTCGGCACAACGATTGCGTTCCAACTCGCCTACCTTTGCAAAGTTCTCCCGCAAGATGTTTGGGATTTCGCCCAACATTTGCGAGCCGATGGTTTCTGTTGCGTCAGAAAGGAATTTGGTCATCGGGATTCTCCTTTGTTACTGCTTCTGCTTCGAGCAAGATTTCACGGATTATCTCGTTTCGGATGATGTCGTTCTTGAACGGCTTGCCATCCTTGCCGGGTTTCAGTTCTTGCTTGGCCAACCAATCCAAATAGTCCAAGCCCTTGCCGCTAGGGAATGCCGCGATCTCCCGCAAGGTAGAGCCTTTGTGCTTTCCAAAGTTAAGCACCATATCCCTTGCGCCACCGAGCTTTTCATTGGTTACTTGGGCCACAATCTTTTCGGCAAACTTCTCTGGGGCTTTGATTGGTGCTTCGTATTTGTCCGTGTTGATGTCTTGGAAACCTCCGTGTGGAACTTCCTCGGCTGGAGTTGTCGAGAGATTCCCATCAATCATAACTACAATGTGAGCAAAAGCAGAGCGGCAAGCACGACTGATCGCCCTTGTCTGGCACATAGCTCGCTTGGCGTAAGTGGGACGCTTTTCCCACATAGGCTCATCATCACCAAGAAATCCCTCGGCTTGAGAAATAACCTGTCCGTTGTCCATTCGCTTTACCTCACCGATGCACCGATAGCCATCTTCAAGACGCTCAACATCTCTGGCACTTGCTACACATCCGTGAGCTACTGCGATAGCTTGCCAGCCCTCTACCCGCACATAATCCTTCTGGCCTATGCGTTGGCTGGTTCCCATTACGATTGCACGACAAGCCCCGGCAACATCCGATGCTTGCCTAATGTTTAATACTCCATTGTTCTGAACTGCTAACTGATTATCACTCATTGGTTCTCCTTTATTGGTTGGTTATTCTTTTTCTTTGTAGTCGAAAACGCCAAAGCCTTCGGCATTTTCTTTCTTTGTTTCTGGTAAGTTCAAGCTCCTAAAATCATTTCTTGAATCAAACTCTGTGTCTGGAATGGGGCCAAACAATCGCACAATCCATTGATCGGTAGTTTCATCGGGTCGCTTCTTATTGGCTGGTTCTTCATACCAAAAAGTAGGCAGTTCTTCTTGACTCATTTAATTCCCTTTTTGATTTGGTTTAGTAAAACATTGTATGCCATTGACCCGCCCTTGCTGATGGTTGCGTGAATAGGTCGGAGCCATTCGACCGTAATCTTATGAGACGGCACACGGAACACTAGGATGCCTCGGCTTGCGGCCTCATTGTATTTCTCCATATCCTTTAAGAACCCGGCTCCTCTGGTGTGGCGGCCACCAGTATAAATCCCGCCCTCTAGCTCGACTGCTACCCCAGACTTATGAAAGTAATCGAACCGCCATTTGCGAACCGGGTGGAAGCGATGTTCCTTTTCAAGTTGTCCCCCACCAATGCTTCGCCAAAGCAGTTCAAACTTGGTGGAGGGTTTCATCAGTTGCGACCCGCCCAGCGTTTGTTAAATGTTGTGATGCGTGGGTCTTTAGGTTGTGGCTTGTTGCCTTGTGCAATCATATTGTCCAGCCGTTGCAAGTCCTCGGCCAAGGCCAAGTAAAACTTCTTTCGCTCTAGCTCTTGGCGATCTAGGTGCTTGGCAAAAGCATATGCCATGCGGCAAACAAGAAGCACAAGAAAGCAGACAAGAAAGAATGTCACGAACGAATCCTCATCTTCTGCCATTCCGGGGAAAAGTAGGATGGGTTCTTGACCCAAGGATACTTGCTGTCCTTCTTCATAACAAAGCCCTCGAAGATTGTCTCGCCAGCCTTGTTGTTTTGAAAGTCCATCTCGTCCCAGCACGCACGAAGTTTGGAGTGGGTGAGATTGGGCATCCGCATCAAAGCGTTTGAGCGTGGGGAGAATGTGGCTACATCCAGATGCTCGAATAGCTTGCGGCGTTCCGCATAAGGCAACGACTCACAAGCATCAATGACAATGAAGCTACCAGCACCAGACCTTGTGCGTTGTCCTAGCCACTCACCATCAATCCATCGGGAGTTGATGTTTGCGTTCTTGATGCGTTCCAGCACCGGGGCTTCAAGCGTTGAGCGTTGCCCCTTGCGGTTCCAGACTTGTCCGAAATCTTGATCTACTAGAATCCGCCAGCCGTTAAACTTCGGCTCGATGTGAAAGTCCGAGTAGCACTCGTCCCAAGCTGGGGCATCGCAAGCCATCGGTCGTGCGGGGTAGGATGTCATTGTGATTAGGATGGGGTATGGCGTGAGCTTGTCTAGCTTAATTTAGTGAGGCCATCACATTGATGCAGACCATCGCCAAGATGCACCCGGCGATAAAGCCGATGCAGATTCCAGTTATAAGTTGTTCGTTTTTCATTTGATGGTTCCTTTCTTTGGTTGTTTATTTAGAATCGTATTCGTAGCCAGAATCATTCATCCAGCGGAAAAGACGAGGCTCAAGCTCACTCAAATCATCGGACATCCATCCGTCATTTTCAAGGGTTAGCATATATCTTCCGTGTTCGTTGCCTTCGCCAAGATCAACGATGTGGATATTCCCGTTGATGTCATTTGGGTATTCTAGCCCGCCATAAACGATTGCGTTTACTGATTCGTTTTCATAATCGTGATTGTGGGTAAAGGTATGGCGTATTTTTGAGTATGTTGTGTTTGTGTTGGTTGTTTGCATACCCACACTCTATTCATTATTGAACCGAAGTCAAGCCCTTGTTAAACATATTAAACAAGCTAATAATGATATAAGATGCCCTAATATGGTTTGCGTAACTGCTTGATATTGGGCTATTTAGCCTTTGTAATTAGGCGATAGTGGTCAATGGGCATCAATCTTCGACCACTTAAATCTGGCACTCTGAATTGTTTTCTTTCTAAAATTTTATTCTCCACCATCTCTGTAAGCATCTTCGAGCGTGAACCGCTACCAATGGATTTAAGTCCCATCGCTTGCAGGGTTTCTGTAACTCTTTTCCAACCGGGAGGAACAACCTCTGCTTGCATTGAAATGTAACTTTCCAATGCGGATGCCCACTCTCCTCTGATTGGTTTATTCCATTTCCTGTCTCTCATAAGCTAAAAGGATTTAATTGCAGTAGGCAAAGTAAACTTTCCGTTCCTCCTTTTGGCTTGGAAAACATCGTGGCTTTTCTCGGCCAAGTGAATCATTCCAAAAGCCCATCCGTTCTGCCAACGAAGGCGGCGCATTTGAGAGCGATTGTAGGTAGGCCCAAGTTCGGAAAGACAGCCAATATTCCACGCTTCTCGCAAGTCGTGTGAAACGCTTCGAAAATAATCAATAGCGTGAGTGTGGCCGAATAAAACATTTCCGTAAGCGTCCGAATGTTGCTTGGCTCCGTGCATTGCGTGGCCGTATCCGTGAACGAACGAAAGACTTCCACAAGTATAAACTCCGTGAATGGAATCGTAGGGCAACATTGTTCCCCTAGTTTCCTTCATAATGGTTTCTACATTCTCAATTCCAGAGTTGGCATAATCCCTGCAAATTCCGCTAGATGTGTTTTTGGCTAAATCCCAAAGCCGTTCATCGTGATTGCCACGAAGAAAGATTCGTTCCTCTCCAAATGCAAAGAACTCTCGAATAAATTCCTCTCCACAATCCCAATCCTCTTGCAAACTAGATGCTTGCTCCTCGTCCCCGGCTCCTTTGCGAATGGCCTTGAAATCCCACAAGTCCCCGATGCAAACAACTAGGTCTGGCTTAAAATCTTTGCAAAACGCCAATAAAGCCTTAACGCTTTTAGGGCATTGCTCGTTTCCGTGGATGTCTCCACACGCTACAAATTTAATCGTTTTCACTAGGCTTATTTCTATCGCCAGTTAATGAAGTGTAAATAAGTTGGCAACATTCCCTAGCCTTGGGATTTGTCAGTTCGAGATCGGTCATTCCTTCGTGGGCTAAAGCACATATCACTTTCATAGATTGGCGAAGGCTCATCAAATAAGTTATCTGATCTACTGCTTCGTTAATGCTTTCCTCGACCATCCGCATTGCTGGCATCTCCCACAAGTTTGTTTTGTAGGCTTCGACCCCCGCCGTGTATTTCCGTTCCAAAGCCTCGCAAGTTGCGGCTTGAATTTGAGTTAAATGATGGAGATGTTTCTTGTTGAAAAACTTTTGTTTAGACGGCACAACACTCGCAGATGTCATCCCTTATCTGCTAGACCAAGGCTTTTTATTTACGAGTGAAATCTTTTTTGTTTTCACCTCTTGCTTTTGTGGAGAAACCAATTCTCTCCACCCAGAAATCGTGCCGTCCTCTAAATGCGGAGTCTCCCATTCTAAATGCCGTAGGTTGTATTTCTCGGCAATCTTTTGGCAAATTGCGTAGGTGCTATCGTCATCCCAAGAAGCGATGTATTCCCCGGTAGGAGTGCGAGCCAATGGGACAAAATCAATAGCGTGGCCTCCAATGTGCAGGGATTGGGCTGGGATGCCCCTAGCGTTTGTTACCTTTGTTCCGGGCTTGGTTCGACCTTGGGCGTAAAGTTCTTCTTGTTCTTCGGGGGTGCGGGTCGAGCAATAGATCAAGGCAGGTATTTTCTTGTCGAGCAGTTCCGAATACCATCTTGCCACCCTAGCCCCAAAACTGGCCTCTAATCGCTCTATATGCCCCCTAGAACGCTCCGCCGCTTCCTTTAGGGTCATTGTTCCTCAAGCCTCGCCCTGCATCGTTCTGTTTCTTCCATTGATCGAGATAACGCTTTGAGCGTTTGCCCATACAATTCTTGGTATTGGTCTTGTGTGGCGTGGGTTCTGTCGAGCTTGTCCCACCTTTGGATGAAGTCCGAGATCGAGTCTTGGTTCGGCGTTTGGCCAATGTCATAAGGCCGAGTGGTTACGCACCCGGCGAGTAAGCTAACGGCGATGAATCCAAGCGTCCACTTCCGCATCACGGAGAGAACGCCTATAAGCGATTTGTTCATCGTCTCTTTCCCTTCGGGTCTTGGCTCTATTTTTAATCCACCACCCGCCAATACCAACCAATCCCGCTATGACGGCGAGGATTGAAGCAATCATTTAGTCGATGTGAAGTCCGAGGGTCTTTAGAACCGAAACCACTTTTTCAAGAACGCTGTCATCAGCCGGAGTCGGGGTGAGCTTCACAATAATGCGAGCAAGGACAACGACAGCACCCACAACGGCCATAATGTTTGTGAAGTTTTCAGTAAACCAGTTCATAACTCTACCTTTATGTCAAGGGTTCCCCGGTTGATGTGTTGTATAATCCACCATAAGACCAGTATTCACTAGCCACGATTGTAGATGTAAAGTTTGTAATTAAAGGAGTTGGGCCGGGAGGGAAAATGTAGCCAGTATAATAAACCTTTTGCCCACTTGTTGTATAAACTTGGAATCCGTTTATCTTAAATTCTTGTATTGTATATGGGGCACCCTCAACCCCAAGAAGAACACCAGATTGATCGTCTTGATCGGTTGCAAAAGTCACATCCATATAAAGATGAACAGGTGATTGGGTTGGCGATGAATTAAAATAAAAATCAGCACCTCTGAAATCTAAATTAAAGGCTACACTTGCCCCGGTATCGGTTAGGCTTGTTGAATAACCATCGTTGCAAACAAGATTTGCTTCTTCATCAGCCAGAGATGTGGTTGTTCCACTCCAAGTAACACTTACCGGGTTTGCTGGGTCATTAAAGGTATATGCAGTAAATGAACCAGATACAGAAAACTTCTTTACTCTCCAATAGAGTTTCATCATTTCCTCTATTGTTCCTCGAACATTTAATCCAGTAGTAATTCCACAAGGAACATATCCACCAGCCTCGGAGTCGTAATGACTGAATGGGAATGGTTGGGCAGTTAAGATTTTACCCATAGGATTTCAGCCTTTCGGCTCTTGGCTTAATAGCCAATGACGGAGATTCGATAGGTGGCTGTGTTCACCGCAACTGAAGCATTGTCGGCATTTACGCAAGACAAACAAACAACATTAGAAGCATAGACAACTCCTTGGATAATTGCACCAGAAGAAATAGCCGACGGCAACCCAACAAGAACAATATCATTTACTGCCGCACCAGTAACAACCACATCTCGATAATGCTGATCGTTTGCATTGATCGTTCCAAATGAAACAGATGTTAGCGTGGTAATGGTTCTTGGAGATTGTGGAAACACTCCGTAGGTTGTCCCATTTGCTATCAATCCCACATTGATTAGGCCAGAAACAACATTGATATTTGCGGGTTGTGTGATTGGGGTAGAGCCAAAGAAGGCAAGTTTTGATGCCGTGCTAACGCCAATCTTTGTTCCAGTTGTAGAACCGATTCCAATGTTGTAGCCATCTGCGATTGTGATGGCAGTTCCAGAAAGGTCTAGGATTGTAGAACCAGTTCCAATGCTATTGTTCTGCCAATCTAGAAAGGCCGTTCCATAGCTATTGTATAGCTTGCGGTTTGTGGCATCGACATTTGTGGTTAAGTCCTCGACAAAGAGTGCGTTGGCTTCTGCCTTGGTGTAGTAGCTGGCTTGGTCGGCGGGAACTACTGCCCCGGTTGTAATAAGATCACGGCGAACACTAATTGAGCCTTGGTAAATTGTCTTGGGCGTTCCGTTCTGGGTAAGCTCGATCTCGATTGTGGGCGTGATGGTGTCGGTTCCAGCTTCCGCAAAAAGCTCATCGAGTTCAGCGGTTGCCATTGTAACCGATGTTCCAAGATAGGAACCATAAACAACCCCAGAAGTGTCCAAAGTGAGTGCAGTAGTGACGGCCTGTAATCCCAATGAGCGAACAAAAGAAATTGAATAATCGCCAGAATTGTTTCCAGAGTCCACGGAAACATTGTTCGCACCGATGCCAGTAACCGATGTGAGGGCTTCGGCAAAGCTAGCGGCAGTAGAGCCGATTGGGATAGCGGTTGTTGTATTTGTTCCAAAAGCCAAAACAACCGAACCACCCTCGGCATCCGGGCCGATGGCAAGGTTATAAATTTCGTTGCGAGTTGTGGAGCCGACTTGTGTTCTGGTAAGAGCAACCACACCAGAAACCGATGATGCCGTGAAGGTATCCGAATAGACGGCTGGGTTACGGCGAAGTTTTATGACTTGTTGAGCTTGAACGCTAGATGCGGGGTAACGCCGAGTGCTGATAATAACAGAGCTAGTTGGGAAAAGAGTAAAGCTAGAACCACCAAACGACATTGCTGTGTTTGGCTGGCTTGCGGTAAGTAAATAAGCATCTGGTTCTAGTCCGTAAACTCCGCAAGTAGAAACATTGTTGGAAACCGCCGTGTAGATTCTTGATGCAACAACCGCTTCATCTGAACTCCAAGTGATAGCGTTGGAGGTTGTCGAATTGATTGTGAGCTTAAATGCACCATCGCTAGGGCCGTCATCAATGCCACCGATGCCCAGCTTTAGGGAAGCCCCGGTAGTGTCCAAATCACGAAGGAAATTGTTGGTGTCACGCTCTTGAAGACGAACCCGGAGATTATAGGTATCATTGCGGGTAAATGTAGGCAGAACGCCGTTCTTGACCGAGCCAGCCGCCACAAGCGTCCCATTGGTCACATCAATAAAGAAGTCGATATTTTGTGCCATTTTAACTGCCCTCTATGTCAATGCTAGACCGATGGGCCATAGACTTGAATTGTGGCTGGCGTTCCGTTGGAGCAAACATTAAGGTCGATGGTCTTAAACCCTCCAGCACCCAAAGCACCTAAAGACACGGCAACTTGTATGCCGTCCTCTTTTTCGGTTAATGCAATTCCAGCCCCAGCAATCGGTTTGGTGCATTCAATTCTACGAATAAGGCTATTGAAGAAACCAAGGGCTAGTCTAGAACTACCCTTTAACTCAACAAGGCGAGGTTCTTTTGTCATACTTGTGTGGCGTAGGCAAATGCACCAATACCAAATTGCTTTTCCTTAAATACTGCTTTAGCCACCAAGAATTGACCTCTTCTTGTAGAATCTAAATTGTCCATGCAATAACCAAAATAAGTAATGTTTCCATCTAAATTAGATTTAACAATTCCTACTGATCTTGGCTGACTTGGAAGGGTTAGACCATTTAATTCTGTTGGCATTGTAAGAAATCTTCCAAGTCCAACATTAGTAAATGATTGATTTGTTGGAACTCCTTTTACAAGTTGCCCATTTGCAAACTCGCTTTCCACTAGGTCTGTTACAAACTCAACCTCAATGGTAAGTGGTGGCCCATAGATGCCAGCCCCGGTTGTAGGAATCATTCGGACAACTGGTTTGGGTAGCCCGGTGGAGCTAGTAAGGCCAACATAAACAACATTCATGGAAGTAAGCCCACCATCCTCTTCGCTAAAGCTAATGGTTTCTACGGCCATTCTTGGATATGTGGTAGTAGAAGTAAAAGCAGAATAAGTTGTATCTTTTACTGGCGCAATAGTGGCACGATCAGCCGTGCGAATCTTATAAGTTTCCGTGATTGTTTCTAGTCCGTTAATATCCCTTTGAAAGTTTTGCCTTTGCAAAACCTTGCTTCCAGATATGGGAGAGCCAATAATTACTGCGCTCATTTAGAACCTCCTGCACCAGATGTAACAAGCGGAGCAGATGCCAAGGATTGAAGAACTGAATTAAGCGTTTCCAATAATCCTCCCTTTCCACCAGCAACATTTTGTCCTTCTTGTTTTGATGCTCCTCCCATACTCCAATCTAAAGATTGTTTGGGAAGGTCTTTAAGCCATCCACCACCAGTTTGCTTTTGAGCCACATTTGCTATTGCCATTTGCTCTGGGCTAATTCCTTGGGCTTGTGCTTGAGCTTGTTCTGCAAGAGTTGGGGCATTTGCGGCTGAAACTCTTTGGGCTTCTCTAACCCGCATATCTTGAGCAGTTACACGAGTTCCGGTTCTTGCACTTTCGGCTTTTGCCTGTTCGCTAAAATAAACATCTTGAGCCTTAAAATTCTCTTGCCTTACTTTTTCGGCTCGTTGCTTTTGTGCTGTTTCAAGTGCTTGCCGTCCAGCTTGCGATGCTCCAAGTAGTCCTCCACCAAATTTTTGCTCATCTTCTGCATATTTTTTTTGTTCTTCCCTAACTCTTTTTGCATCTCGGATTAGTCGATCAAACCTATTTTGATCTAATTTTGCCTCAAGTCTTGCGGCTTCCTCAATATCATACATTTCTTCTTTAGAAGCACTATTTTGATTGGCAATTCTTCTGTCTATAAGCTCTTGGCGTAGCTTTTCCGACCTGTCTGCCGCCTCTTTATCTAGCTTTACTTCTTGAGCATAAACTTCCCTTGCAAACTTAAAATCAGAATCTCTCCTTTCTTTCGCCATCTTGTCTAAAAGAGCGTTTCTTTGACGAGCCATTATATCGCCACTTGCTTGCTGAAATGCTTCGTATTCTTGTGGGTTTGTGATTGTTTCTGCTATTTTAGATCGCTTGCGATATTGAGCGTCAATTTCATATAGCTTTTTAGATTCTGCGTCTAATCCATCTAGTAGTTCATCATTTAGATTTTGACTTATGATTCCTTCTGCGAGTTTGCTGTCCCTTAATTTCTTATTTGTTTTAACTAAAGCCTCTAATTGCTTTCTTGCACCAGTAGCTTCTGCAATAAAGTTTTGAAATGGGCTTCTATTAAGCTCTTTAAGTTTGTTATCTGTTGATAAAATTAAGGAGTCTAATTGTGATACTTGGGAATTTGCTTCCTCCAAGTTCATTGCTTTTCCAGCTTTTTCTATGTCATCAAATGCTTTTTGAGCGGCGGTTGCCGTCTCTTTTAGCATTGTTCCCATTCGTTCTATCTGATCAGAAAAAATCTTAAATGCACCGATAGCAACTGCACCACCCAATGTTTTGCCTAAAATGTGGCCCAAGCTATCAGCGGCGGCAGAGGCCACATCGCTTGCGTCCCTAGCCTCTGATAGGCTACGGCTGAAATTCTTAAAGATTGCCCCAGCCTTTTGACCACTTACATGAAGCCTCTCAATGGCCTTTGTGGTTCCAGCAACGGCTTTATCGGCTCCGCTATTGTCCCCTTGGACTCGAAGCATTAAATTTTGGGTAGCGTCTGCCATATTATAGACCTAATTTGTCACTCTGTTCTTTGTTCTTTCTGGCAAGATAAACAGCCATATCACCCATTACCTTGTCGATTGCTTCTAATAGTCCGGGTAGTCCAACCTTTACAGCACCAGAAACCTGTCTTTTCCGCACTGGGTAATATCTTGTATCTTTATCACCAGCACGATTAAATATAATCCCCTCCATTCTGGCTTTATTTGAATCTGCTTTGCTACCACCCCCAAGACGCATAATGGCGGCCTTGCTATAATCACCCCTTGAAAGGCTTGCCCTTTTACCAAATATAGCCGCCGCCGCCGCCCAGCCATTTCTTATATAATTAACAGAACGCTTTCTTCCAGCTACAAGCCTACGAGCCAAAGCACCAATCGTTCCCGGTTTATTTCCCATCCCAAGTCCACCAAGTCCAAGTTTGGTTTTTCCAAGTGTCGGAAGCCCCCTATTTTTCAATAGCCAATTAACTAGCTTATAGGTTCCAGAGTATGCAACTGATTTTGATTCTTTAACCAAAAACTGCCCTATTTTTCTTTTCTTTAATCTTCCTTTTGAGTCAAAACCTATTGGCTTAAACACCTTTTTAGTTTTTGTTTTGGTCTCAATTCTTTGAAGCTCGGAAGCAATTTGAGCCGTGTTTGTGCGGTAGGTGGTTCCAATCGCCGTAACTGCAACATCTCCAAGTTTGCTATTGATAACATCAGCCATATTCTTGCGTGAAACTTGCTGATATTGTTGTAGTTTATGCACAAACTTTGCTTGATTTAGTAGACTAATAGTAAGCATATAAATTTAATTATGTTAAGCCCAGCATAACCTCAAGATCATGTCTGTCTTTTTCAATCTCCCTTAATACCCTTCTGCACTTTACTCCGGCAGACCAAAGAAAAGAATGACTTGCTTGGCATAATAGAGACAAGGGCATTTCCCATAAAATATAATCCACGCTCCACCCGGTCTTTTCGGCCAGCAGAAATACAAAACTAGCTGTCCCTGCTGGCGTTATGCGTTTCCCACATCTTGTAATCCGTGAGTCTGAATCACTTCGACTCTGCCCTTTTGGGCCTCATCAACCATAGCGGAAACAATCTTGGTGGCCGCATCCCTATCTGATTCTGTTTTTCCTTCAATAAAATCTATAATCTTCTCTCTAAATAAATCCTTATTCCAAGCCAATTTGATTGCATCCTTTCGGTTCCTTGCAATCTGAATGTGCATATAGATAAAAGCCCAAATGAAGTAAATCGAGCTATCCTCGTCATCCCTTACTTGCAACAAAAGCAACCTAGAGCCTTCGGTGTATGGGGCTAGTTTTTCCCCCATAAACTCACGCTCTGGGGATACAAACGATGAATTTAGTTCTTCTTCTAGGGATATGCTCATAGGTGTTTTAGGATTGCTTTCTTGAGTTCTGGTTTTGCGTTTTCTGGGATAAGAAGGGTTTGATTGCCACGCTGAATGATGCGGATTGGTTCAACCTTGTTCTTAACCAAGCCGAGAAGTGTTTCTCGGTTTTCAAGTGCGGCACGGATATATCGAATTGGGGACTCTATATCGCTTTTCATTTCAGACCAATGACATTGCATTTCATCCCTAGCCATTGTTCCGGCTCCATCTGCCTGAAACCAAAAGGTTGTCTGCCTCCTGCCGTCCTCGTAAACTTGGGTCGTTACCGGGTCGGTAGTTCGTAGCTTACCACCATAAGTGGCAACGGCAGATGCCACCTTGATATTTGTTGTTCCCCAAAAGGCTTCCATCATAAGATATTAGGATTTCAATAAGAGGATTGGAACCTCTATTAACTTACATTCGGATAGCCAGTAGCCGAGATGTCGAGGGTAACAAACGCATCGGGCGATTTGTTGATCGTCAAGGAATCAATCCTAGTCGTTCCAATCGTAGCCGCATTTGCGAGTGCCGCCAAAGCACCACCAGCAGTAACGGAAATTGCACCAGTTACGGCAACGGAAAGTGAATATGCGGTGGTGGGGTTGTAATATGCTACTCCAACAATCTCCCCAAAATTGTTTGTTATTTCTGATTTGCTAATGTTACGAGCTTCGCTAAAAGACTGCACAAGGCCAATGGCCTCTGCGGTACAGCCCCAGACGAGCCCAGAAGTTCCGATAGTTACGGCTGGCATAGATAAGTTCTCCTTTATGTCAAGTTATGATTTAGATAGGAATTTTGACTTAATTATTTCCCATCCGATAGTGAAAAGAAATCCTGCAACGGCCATCATTCCAAGCATCCTATGTTTCAATACCTCTAGGGCATTTACCCTATTTACAAGGTCTGCATACCTAGAAAGGCTTGTCTCAAGCATCGCACTAATATTTTTTTGGCGTTCTTCCATCCTAGCAAGGGCGATTGCAAGCTCTTTAATTTCGCTAGATTCGTTCTCGCTCATAGCTTTGCCCCTGCTTCGGTAACCCTAATAAACCATTCTCCATTTTCATCCTCATACGCTTCAATGAAATTCTCATCGAATAAGTAAGACAAAGCCCGAATCTTTTCCTCATCGGAGATTTTAGACCAATCAACCTCGCTACTCATAGCGTTCCAGCCCTATCCGCATCGCCCATAGTAGGGGTGTTGGGGTATTTGGTTGGGTAATTATCGCTCTGCACTTGCACCGGGGAGCAAGAGCAAACAATAAAAGCCATAGCGATTAGTGAAATAATTCTCATTGAGGCGTTGCTATCACATTGATTGTTAAGCCCCTCTGCCAAGCCCTTTTATTGGCTCTTATTGTTGGATTTTGGCTAGAAATCCTTGCCATATGAATCTTCGTCCCAACGACAACATTCTGTAATTTGTCGGTCAATGTTGGGCTTTCAGAATAAAAGGCTTCAAAAATTAGGCAGTATTCAGAATCAAACTCGGCTTGCGTGACTTTTGCCGCAGTATCGGAATAGTTCACGGCCACATTCAGATCATAAACCCCGCTATAAGGCACTAGAAGCTGGGAATTAATTGATGCCGATATTGTGGCATATGGGAAAAGCCTCGCCCCGGTGCGTTGCGTTGTGTAACGATTGAGTCCAGAAACCCCGCTTAAAAGGCCAGAGACCGCATCCTCTACAAGAATCTGGGTGGATTGACTCATTTTTTAGCGGTTGATGTTATGTCCAAGGTTATCTGATTGCTCCAAGTCCTATTGACCGCAACAACGCTTGGGCTTTCCCCGGTAACATTAGCCACAAAACAAGTGATGTTCGAATTGCTGGTCATATAACTTGCAAGGTCTGGGCTTCTATAAAGCTGGGCTATGATGCTTTGAAACTTGGCATCGAACTCTGCCCTAGAGACTATATCGGCTCTGGAAGTATAGGTAAGGCTGGCTGGTGTGCCAAACACCCCCGTAAATGGCCCCAACTGCTCGGAGCCTATGGTTGCCTTGGCAACCACATTTGGAAGCGTCCTAGCCGTTCCTCGCTCGCTTGTGTAGAAATTAACGCCAGTAACCGCCGAGATTGCGTTGAGTAGGGCGTTCTCAACCTCTCGCTCGATGGAAGCCATTAGGTCGTAATGTCGGCTAGTTCGATGGTGTAGGAAACATCATCGGCGGCCTTGCTAAATCCAGCAATCATTCTCTCGACCCCAGAAACAGAGCAAAGCTGTCCGATTGCTGGTGCCGATATTGCCGATACCTTAACCACCAAACTTTGTGTAATCCTAATAACATCTCCACCAATATCCAATTCTTGTGCAGTCCCAAGGTCTGTAACACTCGCCGAAACCGCAGAGGAACCCAGCCCGGTTACACTCGCCCATAGGTCTCCGATCATATAGGTCAAATCGGTGGAGAAGTAGGTTGTGTCAATCGTGCCAGACATAACCTTTTAAGTGTGTCAATCAGCTTTTATTAGGCCGTCAAAGTCCCAAACATTATCGGCCTCGAACCCATTTCTTTGAGGGAAAAACATGGTTTCTTTCCCCTGCCTAACTGCGGAGGCCAAGATCATTGGCGAACTATTGATTCCCCAGAAATTCTCTGCTCCTCGGATAGCCTTTGCCATCTCTGAAACGCTTGGAGCCGTGTAGGTGTCTAGCCCTTGAATCTTAATATCTGGCGGGGTTAGGACATAAAAATTATCTTTTCCTAGTTGTTGCCGTGCGTCCTTAATGATTAAAAGGGGATTGCGGTAGTCGCTTTGGCTTGCTCCAAATGGGGCAATTAGATTGTATGTTTCTGGAAACCCTATGGCTGGCTTTTCGTCTAGCTTATCAAGAATAATGTTTGTCTTTTCTGCATCCTTGATTTCTGGGTGGTCATAAACAAAATCGTGCCAAGGCTTACGGCTTGCCCTAAAAGCATCGTATCGAGTAGGCCAAATCTGTAAGTCTATCTGATCGCCCTTGTTCCCTCGTTGGCAATATGAAACCATATCAAAAACTCCCGCATATTGCTCGTAGCAATCAATGAAAACTTCGTGGCCTTTATCGGCTAGGAGCTTGGCGGCTGGTAGGCATCGAAGCACATCCCCAAGACGCTCTCGGTAGATGATAGTTTTAGCAATCATCAGCAACGCTCTTGTCTGCTACAAATGGCATATAATCTGCAAGCCTAACCGGGCCTTTGGTTTCTTGTAGCTTTTCCCATCCTTCGACCAATCCTTTGTAGCCATAGAAATCCTCTTTGAACTGCACTTGCTCTTTAGTCGCATAGGCAAAATGCTCAAAGGTTAAGCCCCAAGCCTCGGTCATTCCTCTTGGAATCATAAGGCCATTCACATTTAGCTTGGGAGGTTCGTGGCTTACAAACTCAATGCCGTTGCCCCACTTCCAAGCCCTAAACCATTCATACCAGTTCGACCCAAAGCCCTGCTTGGTCACAACTTTTTTATTTTGCCCAACATAGTAATTACAATGGAACTGCATTGCTCGACCTTCCTCGCACCCCTTCAAATGCCCATAGATGGCATCTAGCTGGTCTGCTCTCCACATTTCATCGGCATCCACTTCCATAACAACTCCTTTTTCCACGCCCTGCAAAGCCTCCTTAATCATCGCCAGCTTTCCGGGGAAAGACTTTGCCTGCCAATAAACCGAAACATTATCTTCTTTAATGCTGTTTAGATATTCGTGCGTTCCGTCCACGCTCACAAAGTTCTTGTGATATTTGTCTGGAACTTGCTTGCACCAGCGGGTGCATCCCAGAGGTTCTGAAACCCCCTCGACAATACGCCATTGCCAAGGAATCTTTAGCTTCTTAAACTCATCGAGATGCCGATTGATATAGGGCATCCCATTGAGAACGATGGTAAAAATTGTTAGCACAACTCAAAGATGGCGGCACCATTCCGCACCGACCAATCCTCCCAAAGCAGTTTAGAGAATCCCTTTAGTTTATGGTAGTTCGTCCAGTTCTTAATGTCGTTAATATCATCCAAGGCTATGATTGCTTTATCCGCCAAGAACGGCCTTACGCATCGAAGTTCGGCTTCCCCGGAGAATGGCGAACCATCAATCAGCACAAAATTAAAGTCCACATTGTGATCGAAGTGAATGTCCTCGATTGCGTTTGTCTGATAGCCATTGGCGTTTTGCATACACTCATTGTGCCATCCCAAGACTTGCTCTAGCGGATATGCGTTTAGGTTTGTTTTTGTGATGCGGTAGAACTCGGAAACATCTGCCTTATTCATCCACAATCCAGAAACAACTGCCGTGCCTTGCACTGAAACCCCACCCCTTGCTTCTAGGTTCATAAGATGACGGCCAATGCGGTCTGGGTGGTTCTCAATAGAAAAGAGTTTATCGGTGTGAATGCATTGTGTGGAGCCGTCCCCGGTTCCGCCACCGATTTCTAAACCAATACGAAGCCCCTTGGTATATTTTGCCAAGGCTTGCCCAAAAGAATCTTGAATGGTCACTTCTTGCATTTAATCTTTTCTTCTAAAGCCTTGCGAATGACATAGGCAATCACGGCTTCTTTATCATGTTTTAACGCCATCATACCAGCCTTAAATAAAGCATTTTCACATTTCTCATCATAGCTAACATCCACCTCAACCATCTTGGGGGCTTTTCTGGCCTTGCCAAAGACAATGCTTCCGAGGTCTTTTTATGCCCAATGATTTGCTTTGCGTTTTTCATAGATGGCTTTGCCCTTTTCGTAAAACTCGGGCTTGTTGTGGTTCTTTAGCTGTTCGTCTGGATTGCCTTTAGTGAACATCGGGTTTTCGTGCTTAAATTGAATGTCCTTGGCCTCGACAACAACACCATCAGTATAGGCTCTCTCGGTAAATTCATTGTCCGAATAGATGCCATCCGAACCTTGATAGTCTGGATGGAACATATAGCCCTGCTTGTTTAGCCTAGATTGCGTTAAAATGGCCATACAAAGCAGTTTGTCTTGCCGAAGCCCATCTGATACTGCCAGCACTTTATCGGCCTTTGTATCCCCAATAGCGTTCAAAATTAGGGCATCCCAATGCTTGCACGGAGACCAATCATCGCTCATTTGAATAATCACATCTCCTTTTGCGTGTTTTGCCCCCTCGTTCCAAGCGTTGATGATTCCTCCGGGGTTGCACCTAATGGCTTGGTGTGGGGTATAGTCCACTTTCTCATCGTGATCTACCGCAAAAATCCATTGAATCTTTAGTGGTTTTTGGGCAAGCGATAGCCATTGATAACGCCGTTGCCAAGCCAGTTGCGGTCTGCCTCTGGTTGCGTGAACAAGCGTGATTTTAGGAGTCGGCCACATCTTGAGCATCTTCTCGGACTCCTCGTTATTCCCAACGCACACGCAAGCGATCTGGTAAAGGTCTAGGGCTTTCCAATCATAGACATCCTCCACTTGGTTCCAATAGTGGGTCTTTGGCCTATGCAAAGTCATCGCACTTCGGCTTGAGGCATAAGCCTTGTTCCATTGTCCCCGGCTGGCGTATTCCATCGCCGTGTAGTAATGGGCTTCTCGGCGATCTGGTTGGAGCGTGATTGCTTGCCCTAGCCATTTAAGCCTTTCGTCTTTCCCGGTGCATCGTCCCAAATTGCAAAGCACATCGTAGCGGAGCGTATCGTCTAATTCTGGGAACATCAAAGCTCTCTTGCTGTAATCAATGCAACGCTCGACTTGGTTGGATAGGTAGGCTTCTTGAGCCGTGTAGTAGAGGGAATTTGGTGCTGGTTCTAGAGTATCTGCCAAGATTCGAAAGTTCCTATCAGCACTTTTTTGCTTGTATCCGTGGGGCTTATGAATGCGAAAGGTTTTATCTACGGCCACAAGTTTATCTGGCTCGCTCGCCACAAGCATTTCGTGAACTCGGTTCTTCCATCGGCATTTGCCTTTGCGACTAAAAGTTTCTCGAAGGGGTTTTAATCCAGCATTGGCCACATCGTATCTCATGGCCACTAGCCATTTGTCTTGCTTCTCTGCCTCATCCAAAGCCCGATCAATCGCTTCCTCGCAACCCTCGGCCATCACATCATCGGCATCAACCCAAGCCGCCCACTCGCACGAACAATTATCTAATGCCAGATTGCGAGCTTCCGCAAAATCGTCAATGTGAGGCCAATCAATGCGTTTATTTTTGTAGTGAACAACCTTTGCTCCAAAACTTTTGCATATTTCCTCGGTCTTATCCGGGGTCTGATTGCCCCTAGCGATTGCAACAATAAACTCCTTTGCAATCGGTTTGAAGCTCTCCAAACATCGGCTAATGTAGGCTTCCTCATTTCCAGCGATTAAGTAAATTGAAATGTCGTGCTTCATTGAGGATTTCAGTAGGATTTTTAGTTCTTAATTATGGCAATCCGAGGCCAGTGCCGAGGGTGGTTTTGTAGATGGAGTAAATTGAAAGATATTGTGATGGAGTTATCGCAGTTGGGATAATCATTGATAATGCACCTTGCCCAGAAAAGTATTGTGCAACATCAAATGCTACATATAATTGTAGATTATTTGTTCCAGCCAACATAGCATTTCCAGAGGTTATTGTTGTGTCTTGTGATTCGTTTTTAAATGTATAAGAAGTTGATGGCCTATTATATAATGCAGAAGCCATTACAAAACTGCCAAGAGTAAATAAATTTCTACCAAATGCATTGAGAGAACCATCCCCAAAAAAAATAAAATCATCCCGCAACCGAAACCCTCTAGTGTTAGAATCGCTTAAAGTGCTTGCCAAGACTCTTGATGCACTTACTGATGTAGAATTTGAAACTGAAATGAAGGCCAATGAACCACCCGGAGGCAAGTATGTTGTTGAAATATATTGAGTTGTTCCGTTGAAAGTAATTCCATCTGTACCCCAAGTTGGACTATTGCCAAGCGTCCCATTATAAATCCCAAGTCCACCCAAGCTGTAAGCAGTTGTTCCGCTTCCCTTGTTTTGTGATGAACGAAGAGGCCAGCAAACCATATTACTCCAAAGGCCAAGAGCTTTTACTCCAACGACAAACGCATTGATCTGTTGCTTGGCCGTGGCGTCAGTCACGCCAGCCCTATCAAAATAGGCGGCGGCATCTCCATCGAATCCACCTATTTTTGATAGCCCACCAATTCGAATGCCACCCTTAATCATCATAAGGATTTACCTTACAGACTTTTAGTCACCAATGCCAAGAACAATTCCGCTATGAATAGAGAATGCCGTACAAGTGCCAGCCAAGTAAATCCCTGCGTTGATGGTAGAGGCAGAGGCCGCCGTTGCATTAGCAAGCCCAGAAAATCCAGTTACGGCAGAGGAGATGCTTGAAAACTTTGCATCTGAAACAATGTAAATACCAGCAAATCCAGCGGATGCACTAATCGCAGTTCCAGTTGTGGTTACATACTGGGTGCCGGGTCTGGCGGCGTGAGAAACTTGATCGTAATAAGGTTCTGAATTTGTAAGGTCTGCCATAGTTTCCTTATTGTTGTGTCAAAAGAAAAAGGGGGAGAGCTTTCGCCCTCCCCCTTCTTCAAGGAACCAACCAATGAACCAATTTTTAGCTGTAGGTCGTGGTGATACGAACCGCCGCATTAGCGTCAATGACCTTCTCTGCGGTGTTCATGCGAACACGGAGAACATTGCTACGGCGAGCTTCGTCACGATAGCTTTCAGAGACGAAACCACCCGGAGCGTCATCAGACCACACCAAGGTGCGTCCCAGACCACCAGCGGTGAACTGACCGCCAGAGACATTGGCAACAACAATCTTGGTGTCGGGAACTATGAACGAGCCAGAGTATGACTTGTTCTTGTTCGCCGTGTTGTAGGCCGCACGACCGATGTAGACTTTATCCACACCGAAAGCGGTTGCAATCTGGCTCTCATCGAGCAGACGGCCACCAGTATTGGAAACCACTCCGTAGAACTGATTCTGCAAGAGGGTAGTCCGGCGAACCCGCTCGTAGACATTCGCCGACATGATGACGGCATTGGGTTCGTAACCGAGTTTGTTCAAGGCGAGCTTGCCAGCCGCAACATCCGCAGGGGCGTTGATGGTCGCAAGATTCGCTTCGGTGTAGTTAGCCGTGGGGCTAATATCAGCCGTAGTGAAGGGGGTCGTTGTTGCAAACAGCAAGTCAGCCACCCGCTTTTCGTGGGAGAGCTTAACTTGGCGGAGCAAGAACTTCGCTGTCTCGGCTTCGATCTGGAAGAAGCGGTTTGCATCCGAACGGAAAGAATCGTCCAACAATTCTTCCAGTCCTGTTTCAATACAATCGTAGGTATCGGAAGTGAATTTCCGAACCGCACGAGCGTATTCAGCACCAGCATTACGCTTGGCCGCATCAGCGTTCAAGAGATCGGCATCAGCCGTCTGCACTTTGAGGTAAACACCACTCTTTGCCGACACGGGCAAGAGAGGCATAATGTCAGCGCCAATCATCCCAATCTGGGCTGGGGCTTCGATAAGGGCTTGGTTGATGTCCGCACGAATTGTCGTGCCACCAGAGATAAAGCTCATTTTATATTATTCTTTCTTTGTTTGTTGTTACTATTGTTTAGAACAATGGAACTGCAATTTCGATAACCGCCGATGTTGCCGTGGCCGCTTCGAGAGCGATTCCAGCAGTCGAGAGGTTGGAACCACTCGATGTGACTTGACCAGCCGCATCGAAGAACAAGGTATTACCAACCGCACAAGTTCCAGAAATTGTTGCAAAAAAGGTGGGGTGTAGCATCTTAATTGTTACAAAACCGCCAGCGGCAGCATCTTCTTGAGTCACGCCAATAGTTTTGCTAGCACCAGAAACCGAAACATTTACGAAACCCGCCGTGGTGGTATCGGGGGTAACAAAACGATAAGCCGAAACAGCGGAAGCCGTTCCGAATGTGCGAAAAACATTATCAATTTGAGTGGACATTGTATTTAATCCTTTGTGTTAGATTTTAGTAATGCCACGGCTACGAGCCTCGGCATATTCTTTGGGGTTGGAGAGCATCACGGCGTTCATCGCCTTGAGCTTCGAAGTTCCGTAGTCGCTATGGGCGGCCACAAGTTCTTCAAAAGTTTTGGGTTCGACTTTCGCCGGGGCTTCAACAACCGGGGAAGCGGAAATGGGCTTAATGCCAAATTCGGTCAGAACGGCTTTGAGCTTTTCGGCCATCTGGCTTTCGTCCTTCTTAACCTTATCTTCGGGCGAAGGAACATCAGCAACTGGCGTTCCTTCTGCGGAATCTTCGGCTTGATCTTTGGCTTCGTCAGCGGGTTTCATAGCGGCTTCGAGAGCCTCTAGGCGAGCTTTAAGTTCGCTCAATTCGTCCATGTATTTCTTATCCATATTTTTATCTCCTTTTTTGTCAAGTATTGGGTCGCTCTCGACAACTGCTTGTGGCATATCTGCGGGAATGCTAACGCCCCCCGCATTGTATCCCAAATTTTCTTCTGCTTTTACGCAAGAACCGGGTTCATAGGCTCCAACGCCTTTTGCTGGTTTGTATCCTTCCCAACAACGAAACTTTGTTCCAACTGCGAAAACAAGCATCTCTGCGTCTTTGCTTTGGAAGTCACGGAACTTCTCATTGCTGGCTGGGCTAGAAACCAAGTCGGCAGACTCAATCCTTTGCGGACGGATATAGTCTTTCCCATTGATGGTTTCAGATTCGTTCAAGAACGCCAAGCTAACCCCAAATTGGTCTGGGGCTTCCGATGCCATTTCCTTAACCAATCCGTAGTGAGGGGAGCTTTTTAGAAGGTGAAGGTCTGCCATCAGTTTATCGCCTTCAATGCGAGGGTTGCGAGCAAAGCCAAGAACTGCTTCAAGCCCGGAGCCGTGATTCATCTTAACCTTAACTCCATTTGGAGCTTTCGACATTAGTTCATAGGCTTTCTCGATGGAGGTCTTGTCGATGAACAAATCGTGTCCTCTGGCCTCTCCTTGGCTTAAAATGTAAACATTAGGGATAATCGTTGAATCTTCTTCAAGCCTAGCTTCCTTGCGTTGCTTCTTCTTTGCATCCCGGTAGGTCTGGTAGGCAACTGCAACCCTTTGTTTCTGGTCTGGGAAATCTTTAACTGCGGTTTCGTGTCCCATAAAACGACCAACAAAATCTTTGCTTTTCTCGCCTTTTTTTGGAGTTAGTAGGGGCATATAATTAAACTAGGGTTAAGAGATACTTTAGCTGATTTACATTTCCAAGAATTTCATCTCGGATATTCAAAAGATCGGTGTCACCTTCGTTCAAATAACCGGGCAGTTCTTCTGAAAGGAACGAGATAAACTCATCGTTATATTCGCCAAAGGTTTCGGAGTAATTGTCTAGGCTGAAATCAAAGGTAGAAGCAGAGATAATTCTGCCATACTTGCCCATAAATGTTTCCACAAATTCATCAATGTTCTCTGTAAGAGACTCGTAGATTTCCCCAAAACTCTTGTGTTGGCTATAACTCCTTGTCTGCCAATGAAATATCTTATATTGATTCTGATATGTCAGAAAGGTGGTTAAAATTGTCTCGCCGTTGGCGTTTTCCATAAGGTTATGGTTTCTTGTCAATTCCATCTGCACAAGTGCAACCCGGCTTGTCGCAAAGCTCTTTAGGGTCAATCTTTTCTTTATCAATAGGTTCAAGGTCTGATGAAGACCCAAAAACTCTTTGCTTATATGAATTATCTTTTTCTAGTGGCATATCAATATTCTTCCACATCTACTTCATATATAAAGCCAAATTTTTCGCCTCTCAAATTTTTCGCCTCTCTTTTTTTGGGTTCGCCAACCGCTCTAATCCTTGCTCCATATGGAAGCACAAATTCCTTTTCTCCGCTTGAATCTAGGCCGTGAAATTGTCGCACTTTAGAGCTTTTAACTAGCCTTAATTTAACTTGTGCCTCCGATCCTCCACCAAAACTTCTAGCTACATCCTTGTCTTCACTAAATGATGTAAGTGTTCTATTTAGTTTTGCCCCACCAGTTAATTGACGAACATAATCATCGCCTTCTTTTTCTGTTGCAAATCCCATTCCTCGATATAATGGCGATTTTTGTTTTATAGGCTTTTGTTGCTCCATCAAATTCCGAAGTTTTTTGCCAACATCACTTTCTGGCTTTTCATTGATTTTTATATAATGTCTTCCCCTAAAGTCATCTGTAATTTGCCAAGCGTTTTGGTCATTTCTTACTTGATCTCTCCAATCATTAAACTCTAAATTTTTCCCCTTAACCCCTATTTCACCAACTTTCCAAATTGCATTTTGATCGTTTCTTGTAATTTCCGATCTGTATTGATTCCAATCTCTTTCGTCATTTGCTCCATTAAATAGCTTAACTCCCTTTGGAGGAGTCCGAAGTTTTCCTGTGCGTTGCCCTTCGTTTTGTTTGTATTTTGGTATTTTTGTTTGAGGTAAAACTTGTTCTTTTGTTTTGGGAGCTTCTTTTGCAGAATCTTTCCTTGGTTCACCTATTGGCCTTTTTGGTTCATATCCACCCTTTAGTGCTGGCCTTCCATAGCCTTCTGCACATTTGTTATCCGGGCCAAATGTTCCGTCCTCGACTTGTCCGCAATCTCTAGCAAATTCAGTTTCTACTTTTTTTTTATCGTCTGTAATCGGGCCGCCAACAATCCAAGCGTCACAAGTCCGTTTAGATGCACACTTGAAATCAAAAATCTCGCAGTAACCTAGATCGCCACCAATAGCAACTTCATTTGCATCTTCACCAATCCCCTTCTTAATGCACCCAAGAAGTTTGTTGGTTTGATTAAAGGCGGCACAATTACCACAACGCATCTTCTTTGCGGTTGCTACATCACCTTGAAACTCGTCTGCCTTTGCCTTCCAATAGGCATGATTAGGCTCATTGGGATTAGCTGGCCCATAGTTGGCATCATCAACCGCATTTTGTCTGTGAGCTAAATTGGTTTTTACATCTTGAGTTGCGATTGGGCAAGAGGCTGGTTCTTCTAGCTTTTCGTCTCGGCTGTCCATCTGCTTGATGAGTTTCTTGACCCAAGAAAAGCCAGCATCTCCACCCCAGCCGTTCCACGCTTGCCATCCCTTGCCTTGATCGTCCCAACCAGCACCCTTCTTATCGACTTCGTGACGGCTAAAGAAGGAGTGCATTCTACGAATTGTGTCCGGGGATAATGCCTTGCCAGCAATCAAATCCCTAGCCCTAGCGATGCCTACGGAGGTCATTCCCCTCTGACTAGATGGTTTCTCGCTACGAACCTCCAAAGCTCGCTTGGCGGCATCCCTAGCCCCTTGGGGTGGGGTAAAGTCGATGTCTGAATACTTGCCAAGCTCACAAGCCTTTAGCATTCCAGCAATTAACATCTTAACGCTCTTATTATCTAGCTTGGACAATTCTTGCAGATTATTTTCAATCTGTATTCCGCCAATTTTTTGCGTATCTTCGGTTGCGCCTTTTTCGGTAGGCTCTCTTTCTTCACCAACATCAATGTCCCCATCGCTACCAGTTGTGCGGGTTTTAGTGTCTTGCTCTTTGATTGGGGGAACAACCACAACTGCGTTTTCGTCTTGCGGTTCGTCCTCCATCTTTTCTGGTGTGGGAACTGCTTGAGTAGGCGTAGGTGTTTTTGTGGATGGGGCGATTGTTCCAATGTTTATTCCTTCCACAATTTTTGATGCATCTTGTGCAGAAATGAATGGGAAAGCCGCCGTGATGATTGAAATAGAGCCTTCCTTTGAAACCGCCCCGGAAGCAACTGCATTGATGACTTGAATAAGCGAAGCAACTTGCGCTCCATTGAGTGCTTGATCTGCGACATAAGTCTGATCTGCTTGTTTGGGTTGCTCGCCGTCTTGTGTTTGATCTTGGTTGGGTTGAGCAATAGAACCAATAATTGTGTCGGAAATAGAGCTTGCTTGAACACCATATTGCTCTGAAAGGTCTTTAACCAACTTGGCTTCTAATGCCCTCTGCCTCATTGAGCTTTCAAAGTCCAATCCCTTTTCGGCGTAAATTGAGCTTGCGGTAGTCAGTCCGGCTCGAAACTCGGATATATTGGCTTGGCTCTCCCTTCCTAAATCTATGGAGACATTCGCACCAAAGTTAAAGACTCCCTTTGTGCTTTTGCTTCCAAGATTGTTTGCAATCAATCCCCTCGCAACTCCGTCTGCAATAACAATGTTCTTGAGTGGTCGAAGAACCTTATCCTCAAGAAGTTTCTGGTATCTTCGAAAAGTGCGTCCTGCTTGTTGCATTTCAAGCCTAGCAGTTGGGCCGGACATTGAAGAAGGGTCAACCGCAAATGAATAAGGGATGCCAACTCCCATACAAATGTTTCGCAAAAGAATCCTGTGGAACTCCGCAAAAGCACCAGAGGGACGGCTTGGGCCATCTGGAAAAACGATGTCCTCATTGACTTCCAAATAGCTTATCTTACCCGGCTCAATGGTTTCTAGTTTGATGCCTTGATTGTCGGCGTTTAGGTCATTCGTAAGCGTGGACAAGTCGGAGGCGTTGTTGTTGTTTCGCTTTACGATTCCAGCTTGTGAACTTGCCAGTTTTGCGGCCATCTTTTCGGAGGCAATGATTTCATACAAATCCACGCAATCATTGATGGCTGTATGAAAAGCAGAAATTCCCCGGTATTGGTCGATGCGAAGCGGGTCGTAAAGATGAAACGCTTGGCTTGCCGGGATTGTCGTTTGAAAGATATAAGCGTTTCCATAGGTGCGTAAATAAATATCGTAACCAGTAGGCGCACCAGTTTCTTGATCAATATGGATTCCACTAATAAGATTAAGGCTTGTGTAAGTGCGATTAGGGTCACCAAGTCTGTCTGCCTCGATGCCTTGGAGTTTTAGATTTCCACTCTGGTCACGCACCAGAACGAACAAAAAGTCTCCGTCACGGAGCATCGACATCATTGCGACTTGCATTAAGAACGACCCGGTATTTCGTTCAGAAAGATCGCACTTGTCCCACCATTCGTTCCAATAAGCCTCTACATCTGAATTAACCTTGGGGCTTTCTGTTCTGGCTTGATAGGAAATGTTACCCGCACAATGGCTGGCAAACTTCATCAGCAACCCACGAATCAATCCAACATTTTCGGCCAAATCCCTAGAACGCTTGAGAAGTTCTACCCGGTCATAGTTTGAGCGAAAACCTTCCGCACCAGATAACGAGGACGGCCCACGGCGTTGCCGATTATATTGCGTTGCATCATATTCAAAGGCCGTGAGCTTTGCCCTAGAAGCAAGCCGATCAACCGCCGCTTGCGGATTTACAAAGGCAATAGCCTTATCAAGAAAGTTCAGCCCAATTTTCTTCACTTACGCCATTCCCATTGAACGAGCAGGGCCAAACTTTGCGTATGTGGTTCGGATTCGTCCACCAGTTGCTTGCTGAATCGCAAGGGTAAGCTCGGCAATGGTATCACGCACCTCGCCAAGATTCGCTCTAGAAAAAGATCGTCCAGCGATGGAATAGCTTGAACCCGCCACCGCAATAGCCTCTAGGCAAGTAATATACTTATCCCGCAAGGAAGTTAGGGTGGTGAGGGGTAGCCCAATAAAATCACCCTTCGCCATTCTCAACCTCATCTGTCAAACTTGCTGGTGTGATATTCAAGAGCTTATGCAACCCGGCACCTACAATGTTCATACATTCGCAATCCAACAAGTGATTCTGCTTCCCAATCTGCTTCCAAACCATCCTAGTTCTCCCGGTCATTGGGTTTTTAACTGAAACCTTTCGCTCTGCTTCAATATGCTCTCGCCATACTTGCGGGGCATCATCGGCAACGAATCCTTCCGACTTAACCAGATTGGCAAAGATGTCCTTGATTGCTGGGTTAGACCACCTCCATATAGGAGCCAAACGCCATTTCCAACCATCCCTAGAGCCTGTGGCCTTACCAGAAAAGGGGTCACCATTGGCGATTCTTGCAAATGGTCTTGCTATCTTTTGCTGTCCTACGATCTCGGAAAAGCTGGCCTTGTCCGAACCCACAAGACCTAACCAGCCCATCTTACAAATCCACTCGTAGCAAAGACGGGTTTGATCGCCAGTATCAATCACAACGCATCTTGGTTCCACCTCAAATTCATCAGCCTTCGCCGCTACATCGCCCCAAGTCTCAAGCCTACCAGCCCAAACCATTCGAGACTTTCCCTCGCCATTATAAGCCCTAATCAAAGCCCAAGTGTGGAACCCACCAGATTCTTGCACATCGACTGACATAATCGTTTTTTCTCCTTCGTGAACAATACCCATATTGTAACCACCAGCCTTGATCTCGATTCGCTCTTGTTCGTGTTCTAGCCAAGGTTCAGCAAGGATTCGGTTCACAAAGTCTTGTAGCCCGATGATTCCGCTATATTTGTCTTGCAAGAACTTGACCGCTAGGGAGCCAAACGAAACCCACGGAGCATATAATCCGTTCAAGTGATAGCTTCGGCGGTTTGGTTCGCCTTTAGGGTTGGTCGCAATCCACTCTCCACCCCGGAGCATTGCTGTCTTTTGGCCGTCTGTAATCTTGCCTTTGCAGTTCTCGCACTCGTAATAGGCCGATGATTTAACCAGCTTAAAATCATAAACTGCTTCTTCGATCTTTGCGTTCTCATCCCACTTCACTTGCCCCCAGATGAGCTTCTGCTTGTGGTTGCAATGTGGGCAAGGCACAAAAAAGAAACGCATATCTCCCTTTTGCCATTCTGCCCAAATCGTAGAATCCGCCGTGGTTGGCGTAGATGTGGCGATGATTAAGTGATTTGGATAGGTCGCAACTCTAGCCTCTGCCAACTGCAATGCCCCAGCCTCGCTCTTGCTCGCACCCGCCTCTGGGTATTTGTCCACTTCGTCCAAACATAGAAGTGCTACGCTTCTAGATGCCAAATTGCTAGGTGAACTAGCACCAACAAACCAAAGTGAACTTCGTTTGAAATGTTGCTCTAGCAATTTAATTTTATCGGTATTATCTGGCTTTTCTTTTGCAAGTGCTGGGCAATCGTCCACCATCGGAAGCCATCGGGTTTCAGAGAAAGACCTAGCCAAAGCCTCTGACGGCATAACCCATAGTGCGGGACAAGGATGCTCTGCAATTCTATAAGCTAGGCCAGCTAGAATTGTGGTTGTCTTTGATGTTTGTGCGCCCCATACGAGCGTAACCCTGCGAACTGAATCATCACCGAAAGCCTCTAGCGGCTCTCTTACATACGGAGTTAGCTTGGTCGAATACGCACCGGGAATATTCGTTACCCTAGCCGAAAGAGTTAGATTCTTTTCTGCCCACTCTGGAATCGAAAGTTTTTCCCTTGGCTCAAAGATTGATCTGGCGAATTGCTTAACATCAAAAAGCTGGTTCATCTCTTAATCATATAATCCTTGGCATAAGCCCAAGTTGGATTCTGATGTATTTTGTGATGACATTCAAAGCACACGGCCAAGAAAAACTCTGTCTCGTTCAGCCTATCGCCAAACCTACCACGGCGATGATGCACTTGGCTTGCCATTTTGCATCTACAAACTTGGCAGACCGGGTTGTTTCCAAGAAACTTCTCTCGAACATCCTTATAGACTTCGTTCTGGCCTTTCCGCTTTTTAGAAACTCGGCGTAGCTTTCCGCTTCGCTTGAGTGGCGTTTTGCGTTTAAGTGGTGTGCGTTTCATTTTTTGAATGATGGCAAATAAATAAATGTGTATGCAAGAATATATGCCGCATCTGTCCAACTAAATTTTCCATAACCCAATGCTCTTGTTATGACTATCAGCAGAAAAAGTGGAGTAGCAAAAAACCTAAACTTTTCATCAAGCCAATCTATAATTTTTGTTATGCTTTTCATTTTAGAATATCGTCCAGAATTGAACCAAGAATGCAGACCACAACCAAACCAGCAAGTAAAAGAAGGAATGATTCGTTCATTTGAACGCTCCCTCTGCTTTCTGAATCGTCACAAAGATTTGGTCGATGCCCTCTTGGATTGCTTGTTTCGCACACTCCGGGTCACTTGGGTTTGCTCTGGTCGAAAGCGATGCTGGCATTGCATCCATTAAATTCCTAATCGAGCCAAGCCATTTACCGAACACTTCCCGAACTTCGTCCATTCGGATGACGGCTCTTGTGGCTTCCTCGTATTGAGCGTGTTCCATTTCTGCTTCGCTTGCTCTTTTCTTTGCTTCGCCCCATCCCGCAATCGCCGCTCTCATCGCAACCGGGTTTCCGTCCCTGCTTGCTCTTGCCACCAACGAGTAGGCAACTAGCTCTGCCCTTTTCGCTCGAATCAATCTGCCAAGCGAGTTTTCCGACTTTAACGACTCGGAGTCCGAGGTTTCGGATGTCTCGGATGAGGTCGTAGATGGGGGAAGAATTGGCTGAACTCGGCTTACCCTTTTTTGATTGGCAAGCCTCCATCTGTGAGCATCTGCCTCGCTTGTGAGGGGCATACCTCTTTTCACAAGTCTGGACATTTGGCCTCTGTCCATTCCCCATTTTTCGCAAAGCTCTTTTTGTGTAATCATTGGATAACTTTACTGCGGAGGGATAGTCCTCATTCATTTGGCAAGCGTGGCCTTTTTGCCAGTAAGGTTCTCCCATCGCTTCACAATCACATCGCAGTAGTTGGGGCTGATTTCCATTCCGTAGCATTTGCGACCTAATTGCTCGGCGGCGATTATAGTTGTTCCAGAACCGCAGAATGGTTCGTAAAGGAGGTCTCCATTCTTCGTGTGATTGCCCATCGCATAACACCACATCTCGATTGGCTTCATTGTCGGGTGTTCTCTTGATGCCTTTGGTCTTTTGAAGTCCCACACGGTTGTTTTTGTTCTATCTTTGTTTTTTAATCTTTCTCCGGGTTTCCATCCAAAAAGTATGGGTTCGTGTTTGTAGTGGTATTCACTATGACCCATAACCATAGAATCTTTATTCCATACCAGTATTTGTCTTAATATTTCTCGGCCTTTCCAATCGTTCAAGAACACACTATGCAACCGTCCAGCCGGGACGGTTGCGATCCAGTATGCCCCATCCCTAGACATAGACTCGGCCACATCGAACCAGATCTTGCATTTTTCAATTAGGTCTGATTCTGATAGGTCATCATTCTCAATTTTTAATGCGTCCTTGGTTTTGCCAGTATAGCTTACGCCATAGGGCGGGTCGGTAAGAACCATATCAGCAAGTTCCCCATTCATTAGCTTTTCTGCGTCTTTTATGCTTGCAGAATCACCGCAAAGCAATCTGTGTTTCCCAAGAAGCCACAAGTCGTCCGGCTTGGTAATCGCATCAACTGGAACTTCTGGCATTTCGTCCTCGGTGACTTCTGGGTGTGCGTCCTCCATCATCAAGGCAATCTCATCCATTCCAAACCCAGTAATTTCCATATCCAGATCGCCAGTATCGATTTCCTCTAGGATGTCTTTGAGCATC